TTGTCATGTAGTTAGTTGACAATGGCACCTGTTCAGCACTTGGCTGCAACTGATAGCCTGGTACAGATAATAAAGACATTTTTTTCTTTTTTTAATTGTTTATATTCTTTTTGCACTTTTGATTTTCAATCCACGACCTGCGTCAGGATTTACTTGTCGGACTTGCATTCCCCCTTTAACAGTTGCCTCAGGAGCCTTACGCTCAGACATATTGATGTTTTTGATTTTTTTAGTTACATCGTCTGTCGCATCAGCTTGACCTTGTTCATAAAAGAACTTGGCGAACTTCTCAGGGTTCATTGCGATTGCTAATGCTCTATGGTATCCTGCTGCATCTGAAATTAATCCGCTCTCATCTAAATACCTGTTAATAAAATTAGCAGGGTTTGATTGAAGCTTTTTAAGCTCTGTAGCATCACCCGGAGAGAAAACCACCTTCTTGTCGTCAATGTTAAATTCAAAACCTTTGAATTCTTGACTAAACACATCCTCAGTTTTCCTTAAGAACCAATCTCTTTTATGATTTTGATCCTCCTCTAGAGTTTTAGCTTGTTGTATGTATTGTTTATACGCCTCAAACTCTTCTTTCTCAGCATTTGGAATAGCTAACCCGCTTGACTCAAGAGGTTGCTTATACTTCTCTTTCTGAGAATTGAAGTGTTCTTTGGCCTTAGCAATAGCCTTTTTCTTTGCAATCTTCGCTTTCTTAATATGAGAGTCTTCATCAAAATCCTCATCATACTTAAACTCTTCCATTAGCGCATCGATATCTTCATCATCGAGACCAACTTCAGTGTCTTTGAAGTATTGCTTTAAAAGCGTATCAGGATTCATTGTATCAAAATCTTCTTGTAATTTCAAGTAGTCTTGTATACCTCTTCCTGTTTCACGCTTGTACTTAAGGAATGCATCTACATCTTCAGGCAATTCTTCTGCCTCTTTGCGTTCTGCCATTAACTCATCAAATGAGCTAATCTCCTTATTGTATCGTTTCCCTAAATATGAAAGAACGTCTTCTTCTTTAAGTTCTGAAGGCGCATCTACCGGTGGCTCATCAATCGGTGGTGTACCCACAGGAGGTTCTTGATTGAACTGCTCCTCGTGTTTAATTAATAACTCCTCTTCAATTTGAGCGGCACTCTTTTCAACGATGCCTTCTACTTCTTTTACTTTAAATTCCATTAGATTAAATTTTTACAAAGTTATATATTATTTTTTATTGTTTATCGAGGCTCAAACTCTCCGAAGTCAAAGCCATCAAGACTATCCTCATTTGATTCGAAATCAATTGGAGGTAGGTTATTCTTTCTTTGGTTTATAAGTTTTGATTGTTGAGTATTTTGAATTGAAACCCTTTTATCTTTAGCTTCTTCTTTTTTGTCTTCTCTTGATTTCAAAGACTCAACTTCCATCCCTTTAAGTTGCATCTGCATATTAAACTCAACTTCCATAAGCTGTTGCTTGAATATTGCTTCATTCTTCATCTTCTCAATTTCAAATGCAGCCTCAGCTTGTTTAACTTGCATTTTAGATTGAGCTTCAGCTTGAATTTTTTGCATAGCTGTTTGAGCAGCCATCTGTTGAGATTGCATATTCTGCTGAGCTTGAATAGCTTGCATCTGCATAGCATTCTTCTGCTCAAGCTCCTGCTTCTTAACTCTCTTAACTTTTAAGAGTTGGTTAGCCAACTTGATATTTTTAATTTCACGTATATCAATCGCATCCTCAAGGTTAATATCACCTTTAGATAAAGCAATTTGAATGTTTTGTTCGAGTTGTGCTTTCTCTTCTTCATCAGGAGAGATGTCGATAAAAATTCCGAAATCATATACGTATAGTTCTTTTATTTCTTCTAAAATGGATACATTGTATTTACCAATCTTATTGATAAAGTCATCTCTAAAGTCAGCATACTCTAAGATATCTGCAATCCTATACGTAAGTGCTTCAGCCATGGACTTAAACATATACAAACTAGCATCAAGGATATGACGAGTAGCTGTATTTGAATTAAGGGCTGCGAGTTTTTGAACACCAATCAATGCACGTGGATCAGGATCAGAGCCATCACGGGCTTCATTAAGACCTGTCACCGCACGAATCATATCAAGGTAATGGTTATAGTTGGTAATCAACATTTGCGTCTTGCTAGCGCCTGAATTACTGTTGAGCTCTTGAATCGGAACACGAGCATTATTGAACTCACCGTCCTGCGTGTAGCTACGACCAATAACACTACCTGTTTGGAAGTATAGTCGAAGAGCATCCTCAGGGTTGTATGCCTGTCCCGTTCCAAGATCAACCTCATTAAGACCATCAGCGTCAATGAATACACCATCAGGTACAACACGTGAAATAACCTGTTGCAACTTCAAGTGCGTCAACTGAATCAAGTCAGCAAATGGAATCATTCTGCGAACTAGTGACTCAATCACACCTTTGTACATACGAGGTGCACAAGCCACATAGTTTGGAAGTGCGTGCTGAGTGGCTGACTTTGGTCTCACCATATTCTCAGACATCTGCCACTTAAGTAAGATGTTGGTACCCATTACCATCACACCTTCATACCAAACGTCAATAGTCTTCTCTATTTTTTCGAATCGACCTTCCTCCATCATTTCAACAGGTGGATTGAAGTTCTCATCCTTTTCAATCATTCGACTACCTCCATTGTCAAGAATTTTCTTCTTGTATACAATCTTTTTAGTAGTCTTATAGTTAAAGTAAAGAAGAGTACACGTATCACGGTAAAAAATATTATTCTCATAGAACTGAGCTACATTGTAGTAGTCATACCAACTTTGGCTATATTTTGAAATCTTCTCAAGGTCTTCACGAGTGAGAGATTGGTCAATCTTTAAAAGCTCTGTAATTGGAAGTGTCTTAATCTCACCCCAATAGAAACAATCTCTGAAGTATGGATCTTCAGTATAACTGTAAACAATATTAGCAGGGTCAACATATGAAATCTGAACACCGGCTCCAGGAAGGAACTCGTGCTTCTCAACAGCGATACCCAATGTCATTAGGTCATACTCACACTGCTTACGAACATAGTCATAGTGGTTCTCTTCAAGAATTGTATTGATAGCCTCTTCTTCTGCAATCTCAATTGCAGGTTTGTAGTTGAGGTTCATATAGAGAGATAGTTCCTCGTCATTGCTAGGCAACTCATCAGGTTGCATAACGAATGGGTCTACTCCTGTTTGTTCTTTGATGTTAAGCAAAAGGTCTTTAGCAACCATCTGCCCCTCAATCATATCTTGGTATTTACTACGTTTTGCTTGAGACATTGCGTCTTGAGAATATGCCTTGACCTTAAATAAACGATCAGACATACCATTAACAACGATATCAACAAACTTAGGTATAATAGGAACAGGTGTCCAATCCAAGTTCATATACGAAAGGTCACCATCAATGGCTAACTCTTCTTTGTACTTTTGAATTGGTTGCTCTCCTCTTGCATACAGACGTAAGCGGTGGAAGTCCCTCCACTGACTGTAATATCTACATTGGTTGCCATCCTTACGAAACCACTCGTACTGAATGGCCTGTCCAACTTGGAGACCAAATTCAAGTGTTTCTTTTTCTGCATCAGTTGCGAATTGACTCGGAAATGATGTAGTTGATATGTTTACAATTACTTCTTTCATGTATTCAAGGAGCTAATATTCCCTTTATTATTATATGTAGCAAATTTAATGCTTATTTTTGACTCTTTTCTCTCGGGTTGATATAAGTGCTTCTGACAAGCCATAATAGCTAATCCTGAGCTGATTGTGGCATCGAACATTGTCCTGTCGCTGATGTCAAATTTAGCCCAATCCTCAAGGGTTCTAGTGAACGGCATAAAGCCCATCTCATCCTCATTTACAAGACCAACATACTTCTCAATATAAGACTCAATTGCAGCAGCGTGCGCTTGCTTCACATCCTCAGATGAGTTAGGTATACCACCTAATTCACGTTCAGTTTTCGACAACTTGCTGTACGTCTTGTCAGGCCTGTTGATACAGAAGCCACGATAGCCTCTGTTCTTAAAGTGATACAATAGCCTTGGCTTGTTGTTCTCAATTAAGATTGGCATACCATAGAACACGCACGCCATCAATACCTCTTCAAAGAATACCTCTGCCGTCTGAGGACGAGCAACATACTCTAAAAAGAACTGATTGATTGGAGCATCGTCCATATGGAATTTGGTAAGACCGTGTAGCGCTCCGTTAGACCCACGTCCCACAACAACACCTGAGATGTCATAAGAGTCACATCCAAATGCACCTATGTGCTCATTGCCCGGATACCTAATACCATTCTTCTCATACACATTGTTCTGAAGACCCTTGTTTGGAGTCCAAGCTACCAAGAACCTACCCCTTGTATCAGGAGTGAATATAACTTGCGTATCTCTAATACCATCCTTCCAACTAAATGTACCTCTAGTTAAGTGATGTTCTTTGATCAATGTATCGTTGTAGTCAATCTGCTGATAAATCCTTGTAAGATTAAATAGTGCAGCTTTACTCTCATCACGGAATGCGTGTGACTCTGTGCGTGGGAACTGACGATAGAATTCATTTAGCGCATCAGGGTCATTCTTCAACGACTCAACCTCTGCCTCCCAATAGTCAATGGCACCATTAACAATCAAAGCATCATCAACACCTCTGATTGGTGTACTTGGCTTTCTCAAAACAGGCATACCATATCTGTCAATGAATCCCTCCATATTCCACTCCATAGGAATGAATAAAGAGTATAGACCTGACTTGGTCTGACCATTGGCATTGCGAGTATTAGGTCTTGAGTCCTCATACAAATCCTTGTAGTTCTGACCACCTTTGCTCAATGCATTTGAGGTAGACCCCATCATGCACTTACCAATAATCTTACTACCCAAACGCAAACACGTCTTTGTTACACGCCAATTGTTTAGGATGTTGTTAGGCTTTACCCACTTGGCGCTCTCATCGTGCGCTAAGAACAATAGTTTCTCACCATCGTATGAGTTTTCGTCAGTGTTTTTCCAGTCAATTGTCGTATCAAGTCCATCTACACCTTCCTCGTCAATGTCGTGCATATTCTTCTTGGTGATCTTAGATGCAGGTACCCGGTAAGCAAGCTCAGTCTTTGGCTTATCCATACCGTCCATTACAGGCTTGAAGAAGAAAGGTAAGTTACTGTTGATAGGTACAACCTTGTCAGTAAACATCTTCTTAGCATCGGAACCTGTCTTTGACAAGATACCAACCCTTGCATCTTTAGCGAGAGTTGCAATGTTCACACATTCTGACGATGACATAAAGGAGAAACCTGAACGGCGTATCTTTAAGTACACCATGCCAAATGATCTCGTGTCAGCCTTGCAGGCCTCCCAAAATATAAAGAAGATTCTATTGGCCTCACGGAAGTCAGGATAACCGATGTCAATCTTAGACCACTGCAGGTACATATAGTGTGACCCTGTGATATAGGTAGGCTTACCATTGTTCATAAACCAATGCCCATGATCTCTACGGTCAAACTCTTTCTCAATGTAGTCAACGTAATTAGCCTTGAACTCTTTAGGCATCTCGTGCCATTGGAATATTGACTGAATTCTAGCAAGTTGCTTAGGGATATCAACCCTGTCCCAATACTGCTCAGAAGATTTGTCACTTCTCCTATCGCAGTTATTAGGAGCAAGAGGAAGTGCAATATGAAGCCCATTTATGTGATATATGTCACCTATCTGACCTGTCTTTGATATGACGATTAGGTCATATTGGTCATTGTAACCATATTGCCAACTATAGTTGCGATTCTTTTGATCACGGGCTTTCTTGTGAATGTGATCATTAGCAATGCGATAAAGCTTATTTAGCTCTTCGCTCTGCGAATCCCTGCTTAGTGTCAAGTTTTGCTGACTCATTTGTTACCTCCTCTAAACTAGCTTTCTCAGCTTCAATTCTATTTAATATGTCGAATGCATCAAATATAGCCAATCGTTTTGACGCAGCAGCATTCTTTAACTTATCTGCAGCCAAATCATCTTCAGAATCAATCTTGATGATATCTTCTTTGGCAACTTTGATCAATTGCTCA